ATGCATAAGTACACTTTTAAAATGATTGAGGTTCAAGACGATACAGTTAGTGGTTGCGCTAACAACCGTAAGGTCACTTATCAAGCTGACTTCGATGATTGTGAAATCTGGGAAACACCACTGAAAGCATTCTCTGACTTCCTGAGTGCTATCTATGGCTACGACATCTCAGAGCATATCACTGTCAGTACCCATATTAAATCAGAACTATTTAATAGCACTCCTCGTAACGGTAAAGCTTACCTTGATGATCCTGCACAATTCTTTGATAAAGACGACCTGAAATGAAACACCTAGTCATACCAGATTGTCAAGTAAAGGACGGTGTTCCCCTTGATCATCTTGATTGGATTGGTCAGTACATCGTAGATAAGAAACCAGATGTAATCGTTAACATCGGTGACTTTGCTGACATGCCTTCACTATCTTCTTACGACAAAGGTACAAAGTCTTTTGAGGGTAGGCGATACAAGAAGGATGTTGAAGTAACTATAGAAGCAATGGACCGCTTACTGAAGCCGATGAAGGAACACAATGAACGAGCAAGACGAAACAAAGAGAAACAATATCGACCCCGAATGGTACTCACGCTTGGTAACCACGAACAAAGAATTACCAGAGCAGTTGAAAGCGACCCTAAACTCGACGGCACTATTAGTATCGATGATCTCCGATACAAACAAAGTGGTTGGGAGGTGTTTGATTTCCTTGAACCTGTTGTTATTGACGGTGTGGTGTATTGTCATTACCTTGTATCTGGAGTGATGGGTAGGCCTATTACCACTGCTGCTGCGATGGTAACGAAGGTGCATCAGAGTGCTGTTGTAGGCCATCAGCAAGGACGACAGATTGCCTTTGGGCGCAGGGCTGACGGTGCTGACTTCACCTGCATCATCGCTGGTTCTTGTTATCTGCATGATGAGGACTACATGGGACACCAGGGCAACAATCACTGGCGGGGTATCCTGATGCTACATGAGGTCAAGGATGGTCACTTCGATGAGATGATGGTATCGTTGGACTATCTAAAGAAGACTTATGGAACCAATCAACCTTTATAATGTAAACCGATTCTTTGACTGGATTACTATGATCAACATTAAGGAAGAACAAGATAAGATGCTAGAAGAGGCCATCAACATTAATCAGAAGTTAAAGAAAACCACACAGATTGGTGGCGATCATTACCAGAACAACATCCAAGCTTGGGATGTGATGATGGATTGGAAACTAGATCCTTGGTTGTCTAATGTGGTTAAGTACATCCAGAGGCATCATAGGAAGAATGGTAAGCAAGACTTAGAGAAGGCACTGCACTACATCAAGTACGCTATCGACAACTACGATAAGATTAAAGAAAACTATTATGCTCGGTAGTCGCAGTTCTGTTCAGGATCTCAAGCGTGGATTCAGGTATCTCTACGAAGGAGACTATCAACATGGCTTTCCTCTGGTAGAGGCTCGTCATCCTGATAAGTACCCATTGGCAACTGGTGAGAAGAATGCATATCACAGAAGCCCCTACTGGCATCCTGGGGTGTCTGTGAAGAACAAAGATGTGTTCGTGGTGCATGAGGCTGGTAGAGGCGATGTCATTCATTTCTGTCGATACATTAAGATGCTTCCTGAGTTGGGTGTGAAGAGCATTCAAGTCATCGCAGCACCAGAGATGGTTCCACTCATCGGTAGACTGGGTTATCCTACGATGAACACTCCCAGGAATCCTCCTGATGGTTGCATTAGAATATGGATGATGTCGTTACCTGCATTGTTACTAGAACACAATTTATTTCCACATAAGTGGACAGATAAACATTACTTGTCGGAGGGTTATTTAAGAAACCAAAACTTGACGGAAGTCAATGACAAAGTAGGAATTTGTTGGTACACTAATTCAACAGCTTGGAACAGAGATTATCGACAGATACCTCACGACCTAGTTGAGAACTGTTTAAAGAAGTTTCCTAAGACAGAGTTTGTACCATTGCAGATGGAAAGCACTTTCATGCCAAGGTATTTTACCACCTTGAACAACATGGCAGTGTCAGCAGATTTGATTCAGCAGTTGAAGGCAGTAGTAACTATAGATACTTCTATACTGCACTTAGCAGGTGCGTTAGGAGTAAAAACATTTGGACTAGTAGGAAATGGGGTGAAAATGGACTGGAGATGGTTACCTAAACAGAGGGAGACAGCATGGTATGATTCCGTGACTTGTTTTTATAATGAACCAGCGCATGAATGGAGGCCTTCGCTGATGTCAGCGTTGGAAGAAGCATGCCGTTGACATTGAGGGATGTAATGAGTAAACTTACGACTCTCGATGAGATCACTTTGTTAGAAGTCTTAGAGATCACATCAGAAGAGTTAGTAGAACGATTCATTGACAAAGTAGAAAATAAGTACGACCAATTGGAGAAAGAACTAGATGACTAAAATGGACAACTACCAATCGTTTATCGCTAAGAGCCGCTATAGTCGGTTTCTGACTAACGACAATCGCCGTGAGAACTGGACAGAAACAGTGGATCGCTATTTCACTTTCCTGTTCAATCACATTGATGAGAAGTATGATTATTCTATCTCTAACGACCTTCGCTTAGAGTTAATTAATGCAGTAAAGAACCTTGAAGTAATGCCTTCTATGAGGGCTATAATGACCGCTGGTAAGGCTCTGGAGCGTGATAACACTGCTGGCTACAACTGCTCTTACTTGCCTGTGGATGACCCTAAAGCCTTCGATGAGGCTATGTATATCCTGCTCTGCGGTACAGGGGTAGGCTTCTCTGTGGAGCAGCAATATGTTAATCAATTACCTGAAGTACCTGATCAGTTATTCGATAGTAAAACTACTATCGTTGTCTCGGACAGCAAAGAAGGATGGGCTAAGTCTTTACGGCAACTCATCGCTCTTCTTTATTCTGGAGAAATTCCAAAGTGGGATGTATCGAAGGTTCGACCTGCAGGAGAGAGACTCAAGACTTTTGGCGGTAGAGCCAGTGGTCCTGGACCGTTGGAGGAGTTATTTAAGTTCGCAGTTTCCAAATTTAAAGGAGCCTGTGGTCGTCGTCTGTCATCAATCGAATGCCATGATCTTCTCTGCAAAATCGGGGAAGTTGTTGTGGTCGGTGGTGTGCGCCGTTCAGCTATGATTTCTCTGTCAGACCTGCAAGACGATAAGATGCGTCATGCTAAAGCAGGAGCGTGGTGGGAACAGAATGGTCAACGAGCATTGGCGAATAACTCAGCCACTTACACTCAGAAACCTGATATTGGTCAGTTCTTGGATGAGTGGACTAGCCTGTATCATAGTCACTCTGGTGAGCGGGGTATCTTCAGTCGTGCCGCTGCTATCTCCCAAGTGACCAAGACTGGTAGGCGTGATCCTAACCATCAGTTTGGTACTAACCCTTGTTCAGAGATTCTTCTTCGTCCTTATCAATTCGGTAATCTTACAGAGGTTGTTGTTCGTGCTGAAGACACTGTAGAGACCCCGGAGAATAAGGTTAAACTGGCCACCATCCTTGGTACTCTGCAGTCTACGCTGACACACTTCCCTTACCTGCGTAAGATATGGCAGAAGAACACTGAAGAAGAGCGTTTGCTTGGTGTATCCTTTACTGGTATTTTTGATAACAAGTGGATGTCGGAGATTACTGATGAAACTAAGGCAAATCTGGAGCGACTTAAAAATGTCGCCATTAGTACCAACGCTGACATCGCTAGCAGTTTGGGAATTACTCCGTCATGTGCGATCACTTGTGTTAAGCCTTCTGGCACTGTCAGCCAGCTTGTTGATTCTGCCTCTGGCATTCATGCTCGACATTCTCGTTATTATATTCGTAGGGTTCGTGGAGATAAAAAAGATCCTCTTACGAAGTTTATGATGGATAACGGTGTACCTGCTGAAGACTGTGTTATGCGTCCAGAGTCAACAGCAGTGTTCTCATTCCCTCAGAAAGCACCTGAAGGGGCTACACTGCGTGATGATCTTGATGCTATCACTCACCTAGATGTATGGCTGATGTATCAGCGTCACTGGTGCGATCACAAACCGTCAGTGACCATCTCTGTGAAAGAGCATGAGTGGATGGATGTTGGAGCGTGGGTGTGGCGACACTTTGATGAAGTGTCTGGAGTATCTTTCCTACCGCATGATGGCGGTACATATCGTCAGGCTCCATACGAAGAATGTTCCAAAGAAGACTATGAAGCACTGTTGGCTAAGATGCCCACTCACATCGATTGGGATTCTTTGCAGGAAGAAGAAGATAATGTCAAAGGAGCGCAAGAACTTGCTTGTAGTGCTGGTTCTTGTGAGATCGTATGATTATCGAGGCCAACTTTATCGCTGGAGTCATGATAGGGTTTGAGTTACTTAATAACCCTGACGACGAGGAAATCAATCATATTGTAGTGGACATATTTTTTGTAAGGATTGTTTTTACCTACTAAGTTTTCTCCGTGTAGTAATTTAAAAAGCCCTCGATTGAGGGCTTCTTTTTTATCCTAAGTAAAGTGATCGTTCATCCTGCCTTCGCTTCACCAGCCCTGGTAGAACCCTACCAGCAGCCTTGGTCCACATCAGGAATGCCTCCGCAGCACCATCGTAGTCACCACGGTTGTGGCGCATTCTGACGCTACTGCGCTGGAGGTTGCCTAAACCAACGTTAAAAGAGAAGCTGACGAGTGCATCAAAGCGAGACTGAGTAAGGCCATTAGGACATAATCGCAATACCCCTCTTTCAAACCTGTTGAGATCCTTTTTAAGTATTTCATTGACTTCCTCCATAGTAAAGGTTCTATTCCAGTCATCTGGAAGAGTTTTTCCATCACCGATGAGATGACCTACACCAACTGTCCAAAGACCAGCAGGACACTTGTAAGGTCTTAATCGCACACCTTCATGGTGTATGATCATCTTCCTGCATTTATTACTTACGAGCAAAGGCTTGACTCCCGAACCAGAAAGAAATAATCGATGCAAATAAGATTTGAGTATCTTCATCCCATAGCAAGTTAAGTGCTTCAGAGAACGGCACACCTTGTTGCGTAGCGTACCAGGCTCCAAAGATGTTAATGAAAGCAAGCATACCGAACATACAATAAGTAATGACAGGACGCACACTTGCACGAAGGTTAATAACCCATGTAGACGCTCCTTGACCGATAGCAATATCATGTTGTAAGAGAGCATTATGAGTGTCGGCTTGAGATTGTATAGCAATTTGATCTGTCCTTATCTCTTCTACACGCTGTTGAGCAAGGAAGCCTCGTTCTGCCAATGCAAGCTCCCTTTCGGACTGCATCCTAATAATCTCTAGTTCTTGTTTCTTGTCTGAGCGATCCTGAAAGAATTCTAGTATCTTTGGCAAACCACCAGCAAAGAACGAAATTAAAGTGGACAACAGAGTAATCATTACTATCCTTTCACTTGTATATACAACCACCAGAGCAAACCAACTAAGAACAACAACAGAGCAGTAATTCCAAAGTAGAACTTTAAATCTTCAATGAACTGAAGTTTCTCTCTTTTTTGTTTATTTACTAGTCTGATTCTGTCTTGTTTGACTTGGTAGCGAATGTCGAGAAACTCTTTATAGCCGTCCATGCCATAATGACATAGTGCGCCATAAAGAAACTCATGCCTGATCTCGTGTTCCATCTGGAGCAACTGTTTCCTAGCGGCAAAGATATTTAAGGCTTCTTTGGTTTCAGAGTCCTTAAACTCTATGGCTCGGAAGATTGACGGTTTACCTTCTTGAGCATTAAGGTAGTCATAGACTTGACCAGCCTTATCTGCCCACTCCGTCAGTTGCCCCCAAACATCTTGTACTTCTTGCCCTGCTTGGATACAGGTTTTGATCCCACTCCAAATGGCACTAGCAGCAGCTAATGCCGTTATTGGGTCCATTTATTCCTCTACAAAGCCGCCCATACCATTAAAGTCCGTGGCTGGTTCTTCTGGTTGTGGTGGTAACTCTGCCTCTTGAACAGTTGCTTCTTTAGACCCAACATAGAAGTACTGGGGCATTAAAGACTTCAAACGATCTACATACTTCTTTGCAGATATAGGATTACTAATATTGAAGTCAATCTCTTTTGCTTTTTTCTGTAGTGCTTTAACGCCTTGCGGGTCTAACAGCAACTCAGAAATTGCTTTGTCAGTAGCATCACCAAGTTGAGCAGTATTAACCCTTGTAGCAAGTCTCACAACCTTTTGAGGAACACTAGCAATCCTATCTCTCAAAGTTGAAGTTACAAAAGGAATGTCAAGACCAGGAACAACTTTAGCAAGAGCATCTAGTTCTGATCTTTCAATAACAGCAGAGAGTCTACTAATGTCTGCTTTGTTAACTGCATCAGAAAGTTTAAAAATATCTTTGACTGCTGATACATAACCAGGACCAAACACTTCATTATAAACTTTTGCATTGCGAGGCGAAAGCATAAACTCTAAAGACCCACCAGGATTGCTTCGTGCAAGATCAACAAGTTCAGCCCGAATAGAATTCCTTACTGCTTTTGCTGACGCTGGGTCTAAGTCAGAGATATCTTTCTTAATCTTGTTGAAGAAGTTAGTATCGCTAAACAACCTAGAAGATAGTTCTCTGTAGTTAGGCACAGCAGCACCAGAAGAATCTTTTACAGAAACAACAAAGTTATCTGCAATCCGTCCTTCTGCAAGTTTGACTGCATCGTTAATTCTTTTTCTTTCTAATGCCAATATTCCTTGATCAACAACAGCAGTATCTAATTCTGCTTTTACTGAGGGCAATTGATTAAGAACACCTTCTTTTTGTGAGATAAAGCGACGAAGAGCAGCAGGATTGATAACACCATCCTTAACACTCTTTTCATACGCTTCAGCAAGAATAGCATTACGGGCAATCGGAGTTGCTGCTTCACGACCAACAGCACTAATAAACTGATTGAGAGAAGAACTATTCTTAACGATTACAGGAGCAACCTGTTCAGCATATTTCTTAGCATCGATGTCTTTAATGCCCTGTGCTGAGAAAGGAACACCAACCTTTTCATAGTAAGCAAGGTCAGCATCAATCAACCGCTGATTGAAATCACCAGGAATAGTCTTCCTAGACTCATTCAATACAGACTCTAGTTGCTCTAACTTTCTTGCTTCATCTCTAGTTAAACTACCACGCTGAAGTTGGTTAATCTTACGCTTCAGAGACTCTACTTCTTGGAAAGGAACATCCTCAAAGATATTATCCTTTGGTCCCCACACACGCTTGATCTGAGCATCAACAGCAGTGCCTCGACCAAAAATATCTCTAACATTGTTGGCAACGATGTAGTTGTAGATACCTTCGACAGACTGTGCTGGCATCCTAGCATTTGCTTTAGCAGCATCAGCAAGAATACCTTCATATACAGGCTTCATTTCTGTAGTTGCTGCTTTTAACCTAGCATCGACAAGATTAGATACGGCCTTACCGATAGCAACTTCATCAACACCAGTGTCAAGTTTGTCTCCTAACTTTACAATCTGATTGTCGATATTTTCTCTTACTTTGATTGCGTTTTTAACCGATACAGTTTCAAAGCCCTGAATAGGTGCGTAGCGTTTACCAAACAGTAGATCGGCTCTGTTGTCTATGTTAATAGCAAGTTTTTCTAGTTCTTGATTAACCCTACTTCTAAAATCAGGATTAGTTTTAGCAAGACGAGCAACCTGTTGACGAACAGCGGGGTTGTCTGCCATTGCCACCATCAAAGGCAAATCTTCTTTGTTAATAATATTGCTGATTCGATTAAACTCAGTCACAACATCATCAAGTTTTTCTCCTGGTTGCTCTTTGGCAATGATGTTGAGAAGACGCTTTGCAGCACCAGTGGCATAAGCTTGATTAGCACCATCAGGATCTTCTTTAAATGTTTTGTATTTGCTGTATACTTGTTTAGTGACATTGCCTGAAGCAGCCACACCTTCTTGCACAGCAGCAGCGATAGGAGCGCCCTTAATAACAGCAGTAATGCTTCCTACTGCACGACCAACGCCTGTGTCAGTACCAAACAAACCTTTCTCTGCTGACTCACCAACAACCCCTCCAACTTCAGCAGTAGCACCAGCAGTGCCTAGACCAGCAGCACGACCAGCAACGCCAGTGGCTTTTAGTGGCGCACCAACATAGCCAAGAGGATCAGAGACAGCCCTTGCAGCAGAGCCTACAATGCCTGTAAGGACATCAGGTGCTTTTTGTCCTGTTTCAGCACCAACAACACCAGCAGCGCTACGCTGAAGCTTTTGTATATTACGACTAAAACGCTCACCAATACCGCCAGGAGCGCCTGGGCCAACATCAAGTGTTATCTTTGCTAGTGATTTAAAAGGATCGATTACAAAGGTATCAATCAATGCTTCAGCAAGGACAGGAGTATCAATCAGTCCCAACTTTGCTTGGTTAGCGATGTAGTCAAAACGACTAACCTGCTCTTTAGTTACTTCATCTTCTACAGCAGCAGATTGAGGATCAAACTGAGCCGTGGTAGGGTCAAACTTGTTTCCTGTTGCTGACTCAAGTGCAGCGGTATTAGGATCAAAAGCCATTTTTATTCCTTATTGAACTGGTTCCCATTTGCCTTTAACATATCTGGCTCGATTACCACTAGCATCTATATAAACTTTACCTTCAACAAAACTAGATGTTTTCTTCTGATCTTTACCTGTTTTGTACTCAGGAGGGATTAGTGTTTTAACTGTTTCAGGAGATAGTTTAGCCTCGCTTAAAACTTTGTTAGCAGTTTCTCTACCTCTATTATACGACTTAGCATGCTCATTTTCAAGAGCAGTAATAAACTTTTCTACATCTTTAAGTTTTTCTTCTGAAGGAACACCAGTAAACAATTGATTAATGCCGCTGATAACATCACCAACAATACCGATAGAACCAAGCGCTTGTTGAGCTTCTGCTTGTCCAATCTGATTATCACCGACAAGTTTTACAAGATTACGACGCACTTGAGGCAGTGCAGTACCTACGCCTCGTTTTGCTTCATTTAAACTAACACGCAACTGTTGTACTGTAGTCAACCTATCTTGTGGTGCTTTTGTATAAGTGGCTACAATCTCTTGTGCACCTTTAATGTCTTGAATCTTAACTTCACCAGACTGAGGAACTCCTGCTTCTGCCCTGCGAATCCCTCTACGCTCAAGCAAGTTATTAATAGCGGCAAGTTCTGGTTGAGTATAATCACTAAGTCTAGGACGAACACCAAAACCTAACTCACCAGCAACAGTTGCTACATCTGCTGGTGTTTTTACCATTGATTCTCTATCAGGTGCTTGCGCCACAGTAGCGCCAGTGCGTCTGTTAATCAGTGTAGCACCAGGAGCAAGGGCAATTGTTTCATCTGAAGGAGCTAACTGCTTCGCAGTCTGCGCCAGCCTCAGAGCAGCCATTGGAGCAACAGGCCCGAGTTCGACAGCCATCTGCTGAAGCACACTAGGGTCAGTCATGTTCTGGCCCATATACTTCTGCCTGATCTGCTCTACTGCCTGTGCTTCACGCAATGCAGGGTCTTGTGACTCTGGAAACAATCCAGACACCAGCGATTGAGTGCCAGTACGAGTAAGGTTACGGGAGGCGGCATAGAGTGGTGCAAAGACACCGAAGGGCTGTGCTTCCTGCGCTATCTCTTGTCTACTCTGAAGACGACGAGCCTCTTCAATCTGTGCTGGAGTAGGTCCAAATAATGAAGTCATTGCCATGTTATTCTTCCTTAGAATGGGCTGTAGCCACCAGAATAGTCCTGCAGATTATAAATCTGTGATGGTGTCATTGCAGAACTTTGGTATATAGGAGCAGCCTGAGAAGCTGGTAACAATCCTGTACCAAATAAACCTCCTATACCTTGTTGAATATTTCGATTACCAAGAATATCACTCAGTGTATTTGCTCTCAGAGCCTGTCCCATAATATCGCCCTGCATCCTAGTCTGTGCAGCACCTAAGCCACCAGCAAGCAATGTTTGACCAACATTAGCACCAGCAGTAGCAGACCTACCACCCAATTGTGCACCGATGTCCAATGGTTGCTGTGCTGATTGCTCAAGCAACTGTTGCAAACCAAACTGAGTCTGGAACGGTGACAGTGCTTGTGTTTGTAGTCCATACTGTTGACCAAGCAATCCTGCACCAGTTTCAAACAAACCAGCACCAAATGCGGTACGCTGCTGTGCTGCTTGTTCAGCCTGTCGAGCAAGTTCAAGGTCTTGTTGCCTACGAGCAGCAGACAATGCAAACAGTTCTGGTTGACCGATGTCACCAACATTCAATCCTGCTCGACCACGCCCAAACACACCAGCACCAAGTCGTTGTTCTTCACGCTGACGAACAGGATCTAACAGAGCATATTGTTCAGCCATAAACTGCTGTCGTGCTTGCTCTGGTGACTGTGCCATATACTGCTGACCCAGGTTAAACAGCCCCTGCCCTGCTGCACCGATAGGCATGCCTAGAGCCTGTGCTTGCTCTGCTTGGCCTAGACTTGTGCCGTATAGGGCAGACAATCTATCCTGTAGTGATTGTATCTCTGGTGAGGCAGTGTAACCAGCAGATTGCAGATAACCTTCAGGGTCCATAGTGAACTGACTAGAACCAAACCTAGTCGTTACACCAACTGGCCTAAATCTCTGCGCTTCTGCAGCTATTTGTGCTGCTTGTAACTGAGCATTAGCACCTGTAGCAGCTGCTGATTCGGCTGCTCTAGCAGAACGATTGGCTCCTAAAAGACTCAAGCCACCTCCAACAATTGCTCCGACTGCACTACCCATGATTATCTCCAAATGTAAATATCATAATCTTTACCATCTTTCCCTGTTAATGATTGAAGATAAGAAAAATTAAACATCTTTAAAAATTTCTCATGTTTCTTATCTCCTGGAGTATGAAGCGCATACAACTCTTTACCATACTCTTGCGTTAACAAATTAAAAGCAAGTTGTAAATTTCTTTTTACTGTTTTATTCCATCTCGATACTACATCACAATGAATAAAACTGTTTTTCTCTACTTCTTCTATGTATAAGACAAAATCATCTGTGTCTAATACTGGTACTTTCATTACAGCTTCATAATATATGCCAGTGCATAGTACGGTGGCAGGTTAGCGTTGGTTCCACTAGAGCCAGTAGATGCTACTGTAGTACCAACAGTAACTCCTGTCGTGTTGCTGGTTGTTCTGGATGTATTGTTTCGTGACTCGCCAACACCTTGTTGAATACCGCCTGAACCACCAGGACTATAAGAAACAGGATCAAAGAATGGAGTCGTAGAATCATCCATTACATTAGAAAGGTGTGTATGGCCTGGATCAGTAACAGTAGAGGTAGCAGTGTGCGTATGTGACACCACAATTGCATCAGCAGAGCCACCAGTACCGTTAACAGCATAGGTGCTACCAGCACCTACAACAAATCTATTGCGAAGGTCTGGAGTGCCATTAGAGCCGTTACACAATGCCCATCCACTAGGGATAGAAGCAACTGATCCAGACCAAAGGATAATACCACCAGTAGGAAAAGATGCTGCTACAGCAGTGGTGACAAAAGCAGTAGTAGCAACCTGAGTGTTATTCGTACCACCAGCAGCAGTAGGTGCTAGTGGTGTGCCAGTAAAGGTAGGACTATTGCTGTCAGCCTTACTTGCAACAGCAGCAGCAATAGCAGTAAACTCTGTGTCAAGTTCAACACCCTTTACTACTTTGCTGGAGTTACCAGCAGGTAAGCCATCTTTGGCTGTGAAATTGGTTGCTTTTGTGTAGTTCGACAAAATAAATCTCCTTAAAGTATTGTCTTACCTTGTTTTATTGCGACATCTAATTTTTGAATAGATAAAGGATTACCGTCGATGTCTGCTTCAAGTCCTAGTTGTAACACTGTTCCATTACCACCAGCATTAACATTAAACTTCTCTAGCACGATACCGTTAGAGTAGAAAGCAGCCACAGACTCGTCATCATTATCATCAGCAGGATCTGTGTATTGGGCTGAATTATACTCCGAAACTTCCGCAATGTCAAGAACTTTCGTTACTGCTAAGTAACTTTCTGTATAATCAAAGCCCCACTTAATAGCAATCTCTTCACCAGAACCACCAATCACAACAAAACCAATCTTCTTAATGATTTTTAATGATGTAGGTTGATCAAAGTCAAAGTAGTTGGTGAAGTATCTAAAGCGGTATGAAGCAGTGTTGTCTAAGTAGCCACCATACTTACCGATGTAACCAGGCTTACCAATCAGTAACTCTTTTGCTTGATTGACATACAAAGCTTTTGGCAGAATTGAATCCCAGATAGTTACCCTTGC